CTTCCTTGAACACTTAATGATTTAGCAACAATGTGTGCATTATGGAAAGTATAGCCACAAAAATTATAATTTCCCCAACTTTTTATTTGATCACCAGTTCCTGTAAATGAACTCTCTATAATTCGTATTCTTGAATAATTTGATGTACCAGATCTATATCCTATATCCACCCCATCATTTCCATATATACCTATGGCATTTGCTAACCCATCACTTGCACTGGTTCTAAGTGTAATTTGATGTGGTGTACCATCATTTAGTAATTCTATTGTATTCGAAAAAGTAGCTTTATTTTTTATATATAATGGTGAATATACAGTCATTCCTTTTTTCATTGCTGAGCCATTTATATTTTGATCTCCTGACCATAAATCAAAAAAATGATATTGTGTATCTGTACTACTCCAACCATTAGTTATATCTGTTTTACTAATATGACTAAATCTTATGAAATCAGAATATGAAGGCATAGCAAATGTAACTCCATTAATATCTCTATTAGCTGTAAAATAAGATATTGCAATTCTTAACATTTGTTCATTGTTGTGATAATCATTAAACGTTATACCGCCAGAGTTTAGCGAAACATATCTTTCCCCACTTTGAGATTTAATAGTACCTGTTAAAAGTAAATTACCATCGGTATCACTGTTTAAAACAGTTGTTCCAGCTTTATTTTTAATTGTTAATGCACCATTTTTTATTGTAAGTCCATTCTTGTCCATTACAAATTGAGTTGTGCTTATAGATGAAGTTCCTCCACTTATTGCACTACTTATTGTAGTTGTAAGAGAAGTTGATGTTAATTTACTTTCAGCAGTAGAAACTCTATTTGTTAAACCACTTATATTATTATTAATAGTTGTTATCTTTGATTCTGTAGTGCTTACTTTTTGAGAAATACTATCTGTTGTAGCTTTTATTTCTGCTACTTTATTAGTTATAGTTTTATTTACAGTTGTTATTTGTCCATCTGTATAACTTTTGGCACTATTTATAGCATTAGCTTTAGCTGTATTTATTTTACTTTCAACATTTGTTTTAGTTTCATACGTTCCTGAAACAGAAAGATTAATTTGATCCTTAGCCACATTAATTTTAGAATCTGTTTGAGTTTTTGTATAAACCTCAACTTTAGTATATACATCTGAACTATTAGCTTTTGAATTAATTTCATATTCTAAACAATCAGGATTTTTTGTATAGGCACTAGCTTTAGTGCCTTCCTCTAACATTAAATTGCTAAATTCAACAATAACTCCATTAGTAACTCCTAATAATTCGCAATGCAATATCCATGTACTAGCAACATGCCAACATTGAACAACTTCAAAATATCCATTATCAATAAATATTCTATCAGCGAAACCTAAATAAGTATTTAATCTTCTATCGACAAAAAAATTAGCTGAAATTGGATTGCCATTTACAGTAGCATATCCACTTAATACATATGTCTTACCTAATTCAGGAGTAAAATCTTTTTGTTTTATAGCAATTTTATTGCTCATTTCTTTTTTTGTAATTGTCCATCCATTTTTTGAATTAGATGTTACTGTACAATATTGTGAATAAGCTTGGACTTTTTCAGGAGTTATTAGATTTCTACCACCTATTTTGATATTGTCTACAGCAGTACTTATCTTATTTTCGACATTAGTTTTAGTTTCATAAGTGCTTGAAATCCCTAAATTAATTTCATTTTTCGCAACATTAATTTTAGAATTAACCTCAGATCTAGTGTAAGTTTCAGACTTATTATAAATATCTGAAGAATTAGCTTTTGAATCGATGATTGTATTGATATCTTCAGGGGCTGATGTCCAATCTGTTGGTTTTGTGCCTTTCTCAAGCTTAAACTTAGTTATTTTTGCAGAGCAAGGAGTACCAGTTGCTTTATTTAATTGAATATAGGTATAAGCAACCCCTGAATCAGTTGGAATATCAGATGAAGCTGTGAAATATATTTCAATTTTATGCACATTTCCATCATTCATAATAGCACCAACAGATGTATTGGCTTCCGAAAAATCTCCTTTTAAAATTCCATCACAAACTACTTTAATATCTTTATGTTTTTTACCATTATGTGTCATACCTAATTGATCTATGATACCGCTTTGTTTTTGTATGCAAAAAGATAGCACATATTGTTGATTGGCTTCATAAATAGATTGACTATCAAATCTAAATCCTTGATTTACGCCATTTATTGTCGAAATTAATGTACCTGATGGGATATAATCGCTTTTATCTAAGCTTCCTGAATGGGCGATTATTATAGAATTTTTTGCTAGATTCCTTCCTCCAACTTGGATATTGTCCATAGCGGTGTTTATTCTATTTTCGATATTGGTTTTAGTTTCATATTTTTCAGAAATACCAAGTTCAATATTATCTTTAGCTACTTTTATTGCTGAATTAGTCTCAGATTTAGTATAGGTTTCAGATTTCTTATATACATCAACCGAATTTGCTTTTTTATCAATAGACGCTTGAACATCTTCAGGTGCTACTATAAAATCTGTCGCTTTACTTCCTTTTTCAAGTTTTAATTTAGATACCCATATTAAACCATTACCCGTTATGCTAAGAAGCATTTGTCCAGCCTTATAAGAATCTTTAGTAGCTTTAGAAGTAACTGAAAATTTAGTCCATGTGTTTACGGGTATATTGCCATAATTAAAAACACATAAATCTTCATAGCTATTCGAATTATTATAGATGTTTCTAAATGCAAAATTATTTGAACCGCCTGTTAACTTAATAGAACTGTCTACATAGACCCAACCCGACAGCGTGATATACTCATTAGCTTTAAGAGATAATCTGCTTAGGTCGATGGTTTGATACCCCTGATATCTAGGACTTCCAACAACACAATCGGTTCTTGTGATTTTAAATGAATTACAACCTTCAACCTTTTTACTTGTGTCTAATACAACATTTAACCAATGATTTGTATTTCCTAAATTACCTGTCGCATTTAAAAGTATATTTCTTCCACCTATTTCAATAGAATCAAATTTACCAATTAACTCATTTTTCATAGTAGTTAATTCAGTTGAGTTAACTTTTAATGTTATTTGATTTTTTAACTGCTCAATACTTGATCCTTGTGTAGATACTTTAGAGTTTAATCCATCTATTAAATTAGTATGACTACTAACTGTACTCTTAGTTCCTTCGAGATCTCTTTGAACACTATTAACTTTAGTATCAACACTTGTAATATTACCTGTTAATTCATTTATCTTTGTTGTATGCGTACCTATTGTACTATTAATAGAATCAACTTTAGAAATAGTTCTATTATAATCATCTTTAAGTAAAATAGTTTTTCCATCTTTAACTATTTGAGTGTTATTAATAGCTGTAGAAATTTGCCCTTGCATAGCACTTATATTTGTAGAATGATTTTCAATAATATTTCTATTATTATCTGCTTGATTTTTAAGAGAATTAAAAGCTAAATCTAAAGTTTGCCCTGCTAAATCTATTGCCACTTTACTAGCTTTAATTAACTGTGTATTAGTATCTTTGTTAAGACCAGTAATAAGAGAACTATAGTTTATTTGCTTTTCTCCTATAGCATCTGTAGCAACCATATTCCCTTTTATTAGATTATCAGCTATAGCCTTTTCTTTAATTCCAGTATTGTCTATAAGTGTTGTAGTACCATCTTCTCCACGCAAAATAAAGTTAAAATTCCCCTTTGCATCTTGTCCCATCTGAATTCTAACCTTATTATTTTTATCTTTAAATTGTTGAGTAGCTCCTACAATTTCAATTCCACCATTATCACTTACTATTCTAAACTTATTAGTAGAAATATTACCTGCATTAATCTTAGAAACATCTAAATTCGCAATCATAGCATTGGTTATAAATCCATTAGCTATAGTAAGCTTATCACTTGTTATTCCTCCAGCTTGAATATTTTCACTTGATAAGTTTCCATTTACAAGTGTTTGTATATTAGCTATTTGTGAATTAAGGGAAGTTATATTCCCTTGTACTGCATTTAATTCCGTTATGTCTGCTTTATTTATTAGTGCAGTATTAATTTTTGCATCTGCTGCTATTAAATTTTGTATATTAGCATTAATAGCTGTTAAATCGGATATATAAGCAACACCAATTATTGCACTTTCAATACTTGCTGCTTTCACTTGAAGATTTTCAATCTTTGCATTTGAAGCTTCCAAATCTCTAATATTAGCCTTATTTATTAATGCTTCTTTAATTACTGCCTGCTCCATTACAACTCTATTAACTTTATTTGAAGTGCTTCCAGAACTTGAAAAGCTATTTTTATTTTTACTTTCTCCTTTTGCACCTATTTCAGAAGTAAGTCCACCAGTATAACTAATCTTTTGACTTAATATAGGTATCTTTCTTATAACATTTTTTATATCTGTTACAGTTACAATATCGTAAGGATCTAAGGATAAATCTCCTTGCCATTTCATAGAATAACCTAAATAAGATAATCCATTTAACTTATTATATAAATCATTTAATATAGTTTCAGTTACCCAAGGATTTTCAAATCCCAACTCCATAGAATCAGTTCCAGTTGAGCCTTTATATAAAATATTATTTTCATCTATTTGGCAAGAAATTTTACCTATTTTATATTTCACTTCTTCTCTCTTATAATCAAAATAATTATTGCCATCTATGGATTTTTTAATTTCACTTAAACTTTTAATAGTAAACTTACCATCTCTAGTTATAACAGCATTACCACCGCAAATACTTGCTACATACGAAAGAACTTCTCTACAAGTAAAACCTTCCAACTTACTCACTGTGTAATTTGGAAGGCTTCCTATAAATTCTATTCCTGTTATTTTAGATAGCTCATTAACTACTTGTTTTAATGTTGGCTTATCTCCTAAACTAGAGAAATAAGGAGTTTCAAATTTTATCATGTTATCATAGGCCGTAAATTTAGTTGTATAGTCAGTTTTTTCAATATCATCTATATTGAATATACCCATTAATATATATTCTATTGTAGAGCCTATTTTTAATCCTATTTCAACTTTAATTTGGCTTGTACTATAAATAATATCTCCTCTATTTAGTAAAGTTAAGTCTAAGCTTTGAGATATTGTATCCCCTATACTAAAACCTTCTTGTGTTTGAGTATGCTCTAGAGTTAAATTAACTAACTCATCATTATTATAAATATTATTTCCTATTGTAATTTTACATTCAAATTCCCTGGAAGGTTTATTAATTTCTAACTTATAATTCTTAGTAGTATTTTGCACAATAACCCTCCTTTGTTTAACCTCTACTTAATCCTCTATCATAAAATCAATCATTGATAATTCTGCTGGTGATATATTGTAATTAGCATTTAGTAAATCATCTAATTGAATTTTATGAATATCTATTTCATTTTCTATAGATAATAGCTCTGATATATCATTATTCCAATCTTCCTTATGCTTTTCTTCAATTATTATATGACCATGTTCATCAGAAATTACGTTTCCTTCTTTATCCTTTTCAGCATATTTATTAATTAATTTTGCCTTTTCATCATTATAAGTTTTAAGCTCTATATCTATCTTATTTATATTTTTAGAAATTGCATATGCAAGTTTAATATTTAATTGAGTATTATTTAAATTTCCTAATACATTAATAGTATTTAGTATTTTTTCATTACTTAATTTCATAATTATTTACCAGCCTTTCTTGATACTTCTTCACTAGAATTTAATAATTCATCTTCTACTTTATAAACTCCTTCTTCAAACTCTGTCATATCCGTTCTCACTTGCTCCTTATTAGCATTGTATAATTCCTTATTTGTAATAGATTTATTTACGCCACCATTACTACCTCCATCTGTGCTAATAGTAGCACTCATATACGCAACTTGCACTCCATTAATTTCACTTATTCCATTTAATGTTATATTTTTATTTACCTTTAACATTATTAATCATCCTTTCTATTTCTCTATAAAATTCATTTTTAAACCTTGCCATTTAACTTGATTATTTTTTTCATCATAAAAATATGCTGGAGATGTTCTATCCCCAACATACATTGTTTTAGTTATTATTCCATTTTGAGGATCTGGAAAAGTAACCGTAAAAAAAACACCACTTACAGCAGTGAGTATCGTTGATATTTCTCTTTGTGTTAATGGTGGCCATTCTAAAGCTATTTTTCTTTTTACTCCTATTCTATCTCTAATCATTTCACCATTTGCATTACGATTAGATTCACCATCTAGGTCGCTAATTGTAACTTCTAATGATTTAGGAGTAGCAATCGCTACTCCATTAATACTAAGCATATTACCACTCCTTATTTATACTGGAATTAATGTAATTCCACCTTGTCTTTGCATTTTTCTTAATTGGTTTAAAGCAACTTTTCCTATAATTGAGCCATCTATTTGTAGAATTAAATCTCCACTCATTGAATTATCGTTGCTATTTCCTCCACTCACTGGCATTCTATCTGCTACTTTAGCTGCTAAATCAGTTATCCATCCTGTGTTGTTCTCTAAAGGCATTACTGCTTCCTTACCAGCTTCCCCTACCATAGCTATAGTAGGAGCATCAACTATACCACCTTTTGCAAGTTTAGGTATTGTAGGAATATTAATTCCCATTCCACCAAACCCAGGTATCCAATTTGGCAATTTAATTTTATTTAATCCTCTAATCATTGCATTTATTGCATCTATAATAGCATTTAATGGTTTCTTAGCAATATTAGTTAATCCATCAAATATACCTCTAAATATGTTTTGTACTCCCTGCCAAGCTTTTTTCCAATTTCCAGTAAATACTCCTACGATAAAATCTATTAATCCACCAAATATAGTTTTTAAATTTTCTAAAATAGGCTTTATATAATTACCTACATTTCTAAATGCCTGTATAAACTCATTTCCTAACCAATTTATAACTGGTTTTAAGCAATTATTCCATATTACAATAAGTATTTCACCTATTTTCTCTATTGTAGGCTTCCATGCTTGCCATATTTCATTA